TTGGTGTTCATTTTGGGTTTCTAAGAATACATTAGGTGAACAAGTCTAAGTATACATTCATCAGTGCTGCAAGACGCAAGCTCTCAAGGTGTTTAGATGAGGACACCCTGACAGTAATCAATACGCCAGCCGTTTTGTTTGCCGTAGCTTAAATGGGGGAAACAAAGACGATAAATTACCCCATAACAAAAAACTTAGCTAAATGCCTTGACGACGCAAAAGGGTACACCTAAAAATTTGGCAACCCCAGCAAGTCCATCAAGAGCATAAGCTTCATCAATATCTTTGAAAAAGTAGTTCCTACCACTTTCAATACGTTCATAAAGTTTCTTAATCAATTTCTCCTTATCTAAAGCATCCCATTGTTTGATTGCTTCACGTTGACCAACAGGTAGGGCAACAGCAAACAATAAAAAGAAAATTATAGATCGGATAATTAAACCGGAAGCACCTTTAGTATTTTTCTTAGTCGCTTGAATAATTCTTTCTTTCTTTTCTTCTATTGAAAGATCATCAAAAACGTCTCTAACAGGTGTTTCTTCTTCAGATACTTGTGATTCAATATCTTCTTCCTTAACCCCACAACTCTCAGCAAATAATTTCTTGTTGTCATTAACATAAGAGTCCAAATAATAAGGTTTAAGGATTTGAGTCATCTCATCATAAGGGATAAACAGTACTTGATATTTTAATTCAGGATTGGCATCAACAATGTTGCGAATCTTCATTTGAAAATCATCATAAAATTTTCTCCCAAACAAATAGGCTTCACGGAAAGAGTTATCAGTGTAAGCTCCAAATTGTTCTTGAAATGAGAGAGGTGACTCACTGGGCTTCTTAATCCAGTGAAATTTTTTCAGAATAGAATCTTCTTCAATAGGAGCAACAATTGTTTTCAATGTCTCATGCTGTTTAAAACCTCTCTTCAGAAAATTCAAATCATCAATCGTAATATAAGGAACGGATTCTGATGTTTTGTCAGCCATTGTATATTCAATATCCAATTTTTCGAATTCTTTTTGGCAAGCAGTATGAGTAAACCATTTACAACGTTCATTCACACCCATACCATTATCATCTCCATAAGTAGCGAGAGATACATTTTCAGAAAACGATTCTTTGACCTTAGGATAAATAGCATAGTATACATATCTCATCATAATAGAATTACATATACTATTGAGCTGAGCTGTCAACAGATTTCCAGAAGGATTTCCATTTGCAAAACGGAATAGAAAACCTTCAAACAAAATATTTGGGTGAATAATATCAGAAAGAGCACCTCTAATAAGATCTAAGTCATCTCCAGATAATCCTGCAGCTTTATACCATTCGACAATAATCTTGGCAGCAGCACCAGTAATTTGTGCAGCCATTCTTGTATCGAAACCGGCAAAATCTCCAGCAATCATATGTTTATCACCAAATTTGGTTAGGTATTCATGTAATTCCTTCCACTCTTTTGAAGTAGGATTGATACCAACCATACATTCAGTGCTTTTCCAATATTTTCGCATAAAACGAGGAACTCCACACAATGCCATTTTGGAGGCAATGAGATTAGACATTTCTCCGCCATAAAATTTGCGAACTTTCTTCAAAGCTTTTTTCGTGGGTAGCAATTCATTAACTTTGCTACTAGCTTTAAAGATAGTTTCAGAGCGAGTTTTTGTTCTCCATTGCATCATAGTTCTATCGATTTCACTTTGTATATCAAAATCATCTGTGAATTCGCGAGGAACCTTTGGAGCAGTTTCATCCATAGGATCTCGTTTGATACAATGTTTCTTTGATTTATTAATTGGGAAACCAGCAGAGGTTGAGGATTTAATAGGTTCTAATCCAAACTCTCCGGTCCCATCAAGAGCTTCTTCCTGTGAATAAATTCGTAAGTATTCTTTTACTTCATCGAGATTTTCTCGAATACATTTTAAAGTTTGCTCACGGTAATCATCAATAGCTCTATTCAAAATTGTGTGTTCGTAATGTTGTACAGGGTTTGTTAATTTGTTCAAAGTTGGCATAGCCTTTACAATGTCATTAGGCTTGCTAGGTGGTCTGTGCTTAGGTTCTCCTAATTGTTGAGACACTCCCTTAAAAGGTGTTGGGATATAAGGAGTTCGGGCACGAGATTCCATTGGAATACCATCTTTTAGAACTTGTCCAATATAAGTAACTTTAGAATCTTTACCAAGACCATCTTCTCGTAAACAAATTGGTGTTGCATTAACCACCGTGTGGTTTGTACCATAAGCATCAACACGAATTTCTCCAGCTGAATGAACAACCAAAGATTTACTTGTTTTCTCTAAACTGGCCAAACCTTCTTCAATATCTTTTTGAATTACAAGAGTGGCATAACCTTTAGGAGATCCAGTATATCCTGCCACATGAAAGCCATAAATAATAGCTTTTGAAGCATCAATATAAGGAGCCCCACAAAGTCCACCATAAGTATTAAATTCCAAATCCTGAACTAAACCTTCACCAGGTTGCATTTTGAATTCAAAAGGCATCATACGAGTACCGTAGAAGACACCTTTATCTTCGCCATAACCTACATAGGTTAGTTCTTCTGAAGTTAATCTTGAAGGTTGAGTGGATGTTATAATTTTACCGTCAGGTGCTTTCCAAATAACCTTAGTAGCTCGAGTGTAGAATGTAGGGAATTCTTTAGGAAAGAATTTCGCAAAACTAACACCAGCAGGAGCTGAAGGTAATTGTACCATAGCAATGTCCCGGCGAGTATTTAACCATACAAAATCTTTGGTTAATTTTTGGTCCTTAGTACCGGGAGATACTGTATCAGGTTGAGTAGAAGTTTCAATATCAAAATAATCAGTTTTGGGAATAGCATGTGAGGGTATCATAATAACATTTGATGCTACCATAAGTCCGCAAACAGTGCTATAAATTTCACCTTCTGATTTGATAATAACCCGTCTCAAATGTTTATTGACGGAACGTTCCAAACCTTCATGGGTAGAACATTTGGCAGGATCACTCACCTCAGGTGGTAATCTGCAGTAACCTTCTTTGTAATCTCTTTCATCTTGTGATTTTAAACAAAATTTCTCTTCGCGTGGGTGTTCTAAAATGGTATTAAAATGTTCATCCATCCTTTTGAAATATGATGATTTATCTTGAATACTAATTAATGGTTGGATAATTTTATAAATTTTATACAACGCGAGTATTGAAGCTCCAACAGAAAAATATTTAACCATATTATTCTGTAAATGGGTTCGTACATCATCACATAAGGAAGATAACTGATCAACTCTCTTGCTTAGCTCTTTGTCAATTTGTCGTCTCCATGCACTCAAACAAAAGAATATTGAGTATAAAGAAGATAAACACATAAGTGCTCCAACAGAGCGAGAAAAAGCAAGACTTATAAAGGGCGAAAGGATAAATACGGAAAATGCTAATAATAGACGATTTCTATTCTTTCTAATCTTATTCAAGAAAACAATATTAGTATAGATTCGTCTAGACGCATCACCACATCCACCAAGAGCCGCTCTAAAATCCCACAATTCGCGTGTTGAGAAAGCAGAAAAGAAATCTCCAAATTGAACTTTACACATGGAATCTTCATCAGAGGGAGTAAGATCTGAAAGAGCATCGTTCACTCTATCCAAAGTTTCTTCTGGTAATGGTTCAGCTAAATCAATAATTGGAGCTTCATCTTCAATTTGAGATAATGTATCCTCAAATTCATCAAAAGAGTCTGATCCTTTCATATCATTGAGCTCAGAACAAATACATAGCATCTTTGGGCAAGAGCATTTTGAACAAATTTTACATTTATCCAATTCTTTCATTTCTTCAAGGTTTGTTTTTTGGGCTTTATGATGACGTTTAACATCCTTAGAGATAAAACGACACATAGCTGCAAAATCGTGATCCTCATCGTTGAAAGGGTTCCATTTTTCACGAGGAATTTCGTTCCAGATAATTTCAGGTTGTGCTAAGGTATTACCTTCAGAATCTTCAGTAATAGCTCCTCCAAATCTGTAAGCAGTTAATTTATATACATCATATCTAGTATGGTCAAGCTCCATCAATCCTCCAAATTCATTTTGAAATTCAGGACGGATTTCTACTTTCACATCAAGAAGAAAACGACGTAAAATACTCTGCAAACATACAGAAGCCTTCTTAGCTTGTAAGGTAATGTCATTGGTTGAAACCAATAAAGTGTCATTATTAGGATATAGGACACCTTTTTCATCAACACCGGCTTTTTCCAAAGGTCGTCGTACAGTGTTGACATAATTTAAAATACGATCATAATTAGGTGTTTCGTTAGCATTATTAGCGACATCATCACCTAAAATTGCCTTGTGTCTTGGCATTACTGTGGATTCGTATTTTTCAGAAAAGTTGGCTGCTACAACCAATCCTTCAATATCTTCATATCCATAAGCATTTAAGATAACTTTGGCGAAGATACTCATCAAGGTTGACTTTCCTGTTCCAGAAGGTCCAGATAACTTTAAGCCATAAGCTTGAGCAGTACGAGCTTGATTACTTTTCTGTTTTTCCCAGAAATTTAGTTTTTCATATAGAGATTTTGAAAAATTAGAAATAGCCATCTTTTGTTGTACACTAGTGGCTCTTCCAATCATACTCTTTGATTTTTCCAACGCTTTAGACAATCGTTGTTCAAAT